GATGAAATGAGAATCCGGAACTTAGCAGAGAAAATAGTAAAAGACTTTGAGTTATCTGTACGTGACAGAATAGATGCAGTATTAGAGTTAGATGCGATTTCATATACTAACCTAGGATCAGATTCAACAAAAACTGAGAAACGTAAGGTAAAATCGGATAGCAAATACCTTTATAAGCTGATCAAAGGAATAGATGAGCCAACCGGGAATCTTCTAATCAATCATTTAGATGCCTAAAAATGCTAAAAAACCAACAAAGAGTAAGTTGGTTAAAAAGCTAGATGTTGTTTTCAGTCAATGGGTGCGCAGATCAAATGCAGATCATAAAGGATTTTGCACCTGTATAACTTGCGGAAGGAAACACCATTGGAAAGAGATACAAGCAGGACATTTTATGAGCCGGAAACATTATTCAACCCGATGGGATGAAGATAATGTTAAACCGCAATGCAAAGCCTGTAATGTATTTAATGCGGGAGAGCAATATAAGTATTCCATTTATCTTGGAAGTCAACTTAGCGATGATCTGTTAGCCAAATCAAGGATGATAGTTAAATTCGGAGTGTATGATATTGAAAAAATGATAGAAGATTATTCGGATAGGCTAAAAAAATTACCTATCTTTGATTGACTCAAGTTGAGGTCTATACTCAATTATTCATTGTTATGTTTGAAAGGGGGAGGTATTTTTTTACTTCCCTTTTTTGTTTTATTAAAAATTTTTATTATATTTGAATATGATTTTAAATAACATAACTATGAATTACGTAAACACAACCACTTTTAACGAGATGTATTGGAACTCTTTTACAATACAGGAACTGAGAACTATTGCTTTTGGCAATGGCTATCTTGAGCATTACAAAAAAGATGCGCTAAAGGAAATTATCCGCAGAACAACTGAATATAAAGTTGATGACTTATCTTGAAGATCTTATTAGGTTGCGAGATAATGAGGTTTCTGCTTTGAGATCAAAAGTCGAAGAGTTGGAAGCAAAACTTGAAGTATTACAAAACGATATATTATGGCAAAAACAGGAAAAATAACAACGATAGAACCGGCTATACCACCAACGTATGAGTCAAAGTACGGTACAATGCATTCGTATCAAATCGGATTAGCAGATGGTACAAGATATAAATTTAATGCAAAAGGCGAATTTAAAAAAGCCGTTGGAGATGAGATTGAGTTTGAGGTAACAAATGATCAATATAAGACCGCAAAGCTTATAAGCAATTTTACACCGACAACTTTGAAATCTAACCGAGATGATAATACTACCAACTCAATATTAGCACAAGTATGCTATAAGGCAAACAAAGAAATATTTGGTGCGGAGTATGAGCATTTGCTTGAGGAAAAGACTAGAGAAGATTTTAAATGGATGAAGAAACTAATAAACGATGCTGCAAATGGATCTATCTAGCAAACCTAAAAATAACGAGCCGGATTACGCATCTTGGATCAGAGTATTCAGACCACCGGCAAACGCACCTGAATTTGTAAAATCTTCTATTGTAGTTGACTTTGATATGGTAGAAAAGGAATTACAAAGGATAAAATCTAAAGGAACTTTAGATGGCAAGGTAAGAGTATCTTTAAGAGAATCTAAGCAAGGTAATCTTTATACGATCTATGATACATATCACAGGGATAAAGAAGTAAATGCTACGGATCATTCTCCAGATCGGCAAGAAGATCTTGATCCACCCTTTTAATTTTAGCCCTCGATTAATTTCGGGGGTTTTTTTATATTTGATCAAAACATAACTATGCTAGTTGAATTTAAAAATGAAATACAAAAGATTCGTGATATTCGCGAAAAAAGAATAACCGAAGGATTGCGTTTAGATGTTCCGGATATTGATGAGCATTTGCGATTAAAAAAAGGGAACTTTAATGTAATACTTGGACACGCTAACGTTGGAAAAACTACAGTTGTTCTCTATTTAATGTTAATGTATTCTCTAAAGCACGATTGTAAGTGGCTTATATTTTCATCTGAGAATGATCCATATACGCTGATAAAAAAAATCATAGAGTTTCTTGAACATAAGCCGATTAACAAAATAAATAATACAGACTTCGACGCAAGGCTTAAATGGATAGATGATCATTTTAAATTTATATCCAACGAAAGGATGTATGATTGGGAAGATCTGCAAGAATTATCACAAGCAGTTTACAATGCTTGGAATTACGATGGGCTTTTAATTGATCCTTATAATTCTCTGACTAAGAAAATAACAAAAGGATTAAACGGACACGAATACGATTATAACGTTACAACTGAGATGCGAATGTTCTGCAAAAAGAATCGGGTAACAATATGGTTGTGTGCTCACGCAGCAACTGAGGCATTAAGAAAAAAACACGGACAATCTCACGATTATTATGACCACCCAATACCGCCAATGGCAAGTGATATCGAAGGCGGAGGCAAGTTTGTAAACCGTGCAGATGACTTTATTGTAGTGCATCGATATGTACAACACCCTACGGATTGGATGTATAGTTTAATACACGTTCGCAAGGTCAAAGACATTGATACCGGAGGCAGACCGACATCGATTGACAAGCCTATAAAATTAAAAAGTATCGTAAATAATGTTGGTTTTCAAATAAATAACGTAGATTTGATAAAACCACCAGATAGAGAACAAAAGCAAATACCATTTTAGATGCAGTTTAGGTTAGGTAATTATATGGTACATTCGCAGATTATTCCTTTGTACGGAATATTTTGTGGTATTATATATTATAACCCTAATCTTGAACCCGATGAAGAACCTGTTGATGATGAAGACCTATACCATACGATAACTTTTGCGTTTTTTGTTCTTGGGATTCACATTAACCTATGGAAACTATAGCGGATAAAATCTATGCAAGGCACGATGAGTGGGTTTATATAGTGACCAAGTATGGTTGCAACAAAGACACTGCTGAGGATATTGTGCAAGAGATGTATCTGCGAATCCTAATCTATATTGAAAAAACGGATAATGACATTACCTATAAAGGCGATGTTAATATATATTTTATTGGCAAAACCTTAAAAAGTATATTTATAGATCATATTCGTAAAGAAAACAGAAAGCAAACATTAAGCTACGATGCTGAATCATATTATATAGGTGAAGAAGATCCTGCAGATTTTAATTCAGCGTATGCTAAAGTGCAGCAAATGTTGGAACAGATGTATTGGTTTGATCGTAAAGTATATGAGATTATTGAAAGTGGGGTAAAAATATCTGAATTAGCAGATAAAACAAGCATTCCATATTATACGATTTACAATACGTATAAAAAAGTTAAAAATCATTTAAAAAATAACATATGAAACTAGGAGATCTTTTAGCTACTATATTCAAATATACAGGAATAAAGTGGTTGGTAAATAAAATATTAATTGATTGGCTTGGTTATGAATCTTGTGGGTGCAAGGAACGTCAAGCGAAATTAAATGAAATACATATAGATTGGGAAAAAAAATGGAACAGTTAAGCAAACAAGAATACGACAGATTTACACAAATCAGAAAGGAGAAAAAACTTACTGCAGATGTGCAGGATTTTGTTGCGATGCTACACGCTAAATATTTTAAGCATTCGTTTTACAAGCCCTGTACTTGTTCGGGCAAAACTTGGCAGCAATGGATATCGCAGTTAAACCTTATATATGAAAAAGGGTATAGAGACAATACATAAGCTAGAACAAGCTGCGGTTTTAATCCTAAACACTTTTAACGGATGGGATTTAGAATGGACAGGCGAGGGCTTTGATCCGGTAGATGCTATCGGCTACACTCCCAAAGGATTTTCTTGTGCGATGGAGATGAAGTTTCGTAACAAATACTATCCAACCAAAATGCTTGAGGCTTATAAGTATAATCGACTGATGAATATGAATGTTGATGTTAGACTATATTTTGTTGGGGATCCGCAAGGTAACTATATGTTTTGGCTTGATGATATAAAAATGCCTGACCCTGTTAAAATATGGTGTCCATCGACTACGCTTTGGAACAACTCAAAGCAAGAGAAACTTGTTTATATGCTTGATGAAAAACAATCAGCCGAAACTCTTATTTATTAAATATTTTTTATAATTCATTTTTTTTTATTATTTTAGATGAAAAATAACAACAATGAATGCTGAGAAATATTTGCTTTATGAAAAAATTAATAGACTAAAGGATGCGCAACTAAACTCTGATCTTGCTTTTATTATTGAGCAGCTTAATGAATGGCAAAAGGCAAGACCGGATAATCAACCGCTAAAGGAAGTAATAAAGGCTTTTGTCGGTGTATATGATATTGTACAATCATATCAATGCGACAGACAAATGTACCACAAAGCAATATCTGAATATCGATCAGACAAATTAAGAGCAATAGAAAGAGCAAGAAGAAATGAAATACCTGATAGGTTACCTAGTAATAAGACTCTTGGAGATCTTACTGAAAAAATTAATCCTAAATAGTGCAAACAATGAATAAAACGAAAAAACAAATTCAATCTGAGTACGCTTACGTACACGAAATTTTCGAGGGTTTAAATCTTCGTCAAATGGAACACTTGTTATGGCTAATGAGTGATCGTATAGAAATCCCTCACGCATTTAACGATGGAGTGGTTAGGGGTATGAAAATAGAAAGTTGTGGTATTAACGGAACGATCATTCAAGTTAATACTCAAGAGTTTGCTAACCATTGCGAAAATGTAAAATAATCAATATGCCTATACCAAAACCAAAACAAGAAGAAACGCTAACTGAATATGTTCAGCGTTGTATGATTAACCCAACAATGATAAAAGAGTATGGAACGGATCAAAGATATGCTATCTGCATCAAGACCTTCGAAGAATCAAGATGAGATAGTTCTTCTCAATGGCGATGTCTTTCAGAAAGATCATCTGCTAGAAAAAATGCGAGACGATGACTTCTACTATAATTGGCTTAGTAGAGATATTGCTTTAAGTGCATCTTCAATAAAAGACCTTGTGCCACCTAAAAGCCCAAAAGCTTGGTATTATGGGAACGGAAAACCCGAAAGTGATACTGCTTTGAGAGCAGGTATATTATTTCACAATGCAATACTAGAACCCGAAAAGTATGATAAGCTAAAGTTTTCTAAATTAAAAACTAGAACCGCAAAAGGATTCCGAGATGAGCAAAGCAGGATAAATGAACCGCTTTATACTGCAAATGAAAAAGCTTTTAATGATAGGCTTGTCTCTGAGTTCACTGTAAACAAAAGAGCAATGAGCAAATTATCCGGAGCAGACTTTGAGGTGCCTTTGTTTGGTTATATAGAGGGGTTACCTTTTAGGGGCAAGGCTGATATTATTACACCGGATGGAAGAATATTGGATTTGAAAACAACAGGCAACCTTGAAGATTTTCCTAAAAGTGCTTATTCTTTTAGTTACGATGTGCAATGTTATATCTACGCAACTTTAATGGGGGCAGATCCTTTGGGATGTGAGTTCTTGGTTATATCTAAAAATACCTATGATATTGGATTTTTTGAAGTAGATAGATCTTTTATCGATCAAGGAAAAGATAAGCTAATGAGAGCCATTGAGGTTTACAAGCAGATCTTTTGGAAAAAATCTGACGATGAGATCAGAGAAACCTTAAACGAATTATCATTCGATAACAAATTATATTCACGAGAAAAATACCATAAAAAATGAGCATACATATATTTAAGCAATACGCTAGGGACATTAAAAAATTAACCGGAATTAATGTCTTTGAAACCAAAAAAGGAATAGCAAGAACAGATGCCAATGCATTTGCAAGATCAATATTAAATCAGTTATATACTAAATCAGTTCGTAAATGGACATTGTATGGTGTAAGGGATATGTATATTGAATGCGGAAAACCAATGGATCACACAACTGTATTACATTCTTTAAATAGCTTTGAGAATTATTTGCGAGTTCCAATAGAGAAACAAGTCAAAGAATTAAAAATGCCTATTCGAGAGGTTTACTATCGGGTATTAATATCAGACCTTGGAATACTCAGAAAAAAAATGATAGTAAATGACAAACTTGTGTATCTTGATCCCAAGCAAATTAGAGAGGTAGAATCTTTGGTAGATTCCTATGCAGAAAAAAACATTAAAGAATATTTACAAGAAGTATGATTCCGAAGATAGTTCATCAGATATTTTTTAATTTAAGGGATGAGAAAATAGAAGATATTCCATTATTTCAAAAAAGCATAGAATCTATTAAGAAACATAATCCAAACGTAAAACATATTCTTTGGGATGAAGAAATGTGCTTGAATTTAATGATAAAAGATTTTCCAGAGTATCTTTATTTTTATGTAAATATGAGATATGATATACAAAGAATAGATTATATTAGAAACGTTATATTACATTCATTTGGGGGCATTTATGTTGATCTTGATATGATATGCTTAAAAAACATAGATGATCTGTTTAAAAAAAGATTTTTTATCCATAGCTTAAGACATCTAAAACCTAATCATAGTGAATTTGTATTGAATGATTTGATGGGATCTGAAAAAGGATTCAAATTTTGGAAGATACTATTGGATAGAACCGTTGACAATTATAAAGAAAAAGAAAGCATTGAAGTGTATAATACTTGGAAAGCAAGATTTGTCTTGCAAACAACCGGTCCTAAATTCCTCAGCAGAATATTAAAGGATGTTTTGCCAAGCTATAAACCGGAGCATCTTGTTTATATTGACACTGAAAACGCTATGCAAAAAGAATGGAGATTTGAAACGAAAATAAAAAGTAAAGATGGATATTACTTTGAAGATTATAAGGCAGGAACTTGGTTACCAAATTTAAAGAAAGATGATAAAAAAAGTTAAAATTTCAGAAGTAAAAAGAAATCCCAACAATCCAAGATTGATTAAGGATTACAAGTACAAGAAACTCGTAAAGAGCATCAAGGATTTTCCCAATATGCTTGAGTTAAGACCTATTGTGGTTGATGAGGATATGGTTATCCTTGGGGGTAATATGCGATACAGAGCAAGTGTAGATGCAGGGCTAAATGAGGTTTGGATCAAAGTTGCAGACAATTTAACAGAAGATCAAAAGAAGGAGTTTATAATAAAAGACAACTCAAACTTTGGTGAATGGGATTGGGATATGTTGGCAAACGAATGGGATGTAGATTCTTTGGGTGAATGGGGATTAGATCTTCCGGCAGTTTATTTTGATGACGATGAGGAGCCAGAGTTTGACGAAGAAGAGTTGGACAAAGACCTTGATACTTATATAAACAATAACATCAAGCAGATTGTTTTGTATTACAATACCGAAGATTATGAAACTATGATTGAGAATCTTGACAAACTCAAAGAGGCAGAATCAATAGATGATAATTCTAAACTGATCAAAAACCTTGTAGATGCAAAGCTTTCCTAAAATATTTATTCCTTCATACAATAGACCGGAAGAAATTAAAACACTTAGGAATCTAAAAGGATATGATCCTACAATAGTTTTACATTCAGATGAGCAGTTGCAAATGTATAAGCAATACAATCCGGATTTAAAATATGTCGTAACCGATATTCCTGTGGGGGAGTATGGAGTTATCCGCACAAGAAACTTTATTCAAGATAATTTGGTTGAAGATGGGGAGTGGTTTATTATGTTTGACGATAACAACCATAAGATAACTAAAGTTGACGATGATCATTATGGGTTTCAATCGTTAGATGTTAAATCAGATAAAAAATATCAGCAGATATACAATCAAGAAGTAACCTTAAATGAGATTGAGCATCTAATAATGCGAGATATAAAAATGGCTGAAAGAACTGGAGTGCATCACATTTCGTATGCTCCAAATGAAAATTATTTTTTTAGACCAAACAAATATCGGAACATAGGATATACGAAAGGAAATGCGACCATTACAAAAAAAGATGGAGTAAGATGGGATGAGAACTTAAAATCTATGTGCGATTATACTTATCCTTGTCAGCAGTTAGTAAAATACGGAAGAGTGCTTATAAACTATTTTATTTGCTTTCACAAGAAACATTACTCTCCAGGTGGAATAGGAACGTATGATAGCAGATTGCCTATGAAACTGCACGATACTGAATACCTTATGAAAAAATATGAAGGATTATTACGTTATTCTGTAAAGAAGGGAATGCATCCTCAGTCGGATCTTACCTTTAGGATCACTAATATGAACTCATTTAAAAAATGGAGAGCAAACTATCTGCGAAATGAATAAGATAAATCTTGTGCGTAACAAAATAGATATAGCAAAGTATAAGAAAAGATCTGCGCTAATATCGGATGTATCTAAAATAATCAAAGAAGATACTATTGTTTTTTGCGAGGGCAAACCGATAATACTGTATAAAAAACTCGATAAGGATCTGACAAAGAATCTTAGATGGGCAGTAAAAAACACTAGCTTTATCACAGGCAAAAGATCAAGAGGGCTTAAACATACTTCAAGAACATTTGGATATGCACCGAGAATCGCAATGCGACAAGATTACTGCCACACAACATCAATGGCATACGATCAACCAAAGCATCACTTAGTGGTATCAAAATTTGCAGAGAATTTAAAGGATATATATGCAGAGAATTTTCCAGAGGTATATGCGGATCACTCAAAAAGAGTAGAAGAAAGAATCAAGCCGGAATGGAAAATAGCAGATACACCCTTTACAAGCGGAATCATAAATAAAAACAATCCATTAAAATATCACTTTGATCAAGGAAACTTTAAAGGAGTGATGAGTAATATGATTGCATTTAAAAAGGATGTTGTCGGAGGTCATCTTGTAATGCCTGAATTTGACATTGCTTTTGAGATTGATGATAATACTTTGAGTATATTTGATGGGCAAGATATATTGCACGGAGTATCCGGATTTGAAAGAAAAAATGATCACGGATATAGATATACAATAGTATATTATTCTTTGGAGCAAATGTGGAAATGCGAACCAATAGATGAAGAGGTACTGCGTATTAGAAAGGTAAAAGAAGAAAGAGAGAAAAAAAGACTTGATCCGGAACACTTGGAAACATTAAAGAAACGCAAACAAGAACTTCAAGAACATTCAGAGAAAGAGAAAACATTAAGCAAGTTAAAAAATGGACAAATCGGACACACTAAAAAAGGCAACGCTTGAGGCATTAGAGAAATCTCTAGGGGTTGTTACAACCGCAGTCAAACAAGTTGGAATTGCTAGAAGTACTTTTTACGAATGGATGAAAGACCACGAGTTTAAAATGCAAGTAGATGACATTCAAAACATAGCTTTAGATTTTGCCGAAAGCCAACTGCACAAACAAATACAATCGGGCAATACTTCAGCAACAATATTTTACTTAAAGACAAAGGGTAAGAACAGAGGATATGTTGAACGTCAAGAATTAACCGGAGCAGATGGTTACCCTGCTGAGATTGAGTTGAATATCATCAAAACGAATGCGAATTGACACCAACGTTGTATGCGAACATCTTGTTTACTCTGATAAAAAAATAATAGTAGAGCAAGGGGGAACTCGTTCGGGAAAGACATACAATATACTTCTTTGGATTATTTTTCATTATTGTGCCGAGAATACCGGAAAAGTAATTACGATCTGTAGAAAGACTTATCCGGCTTTAAGGACATCGGCAATGAGGGATTTTATTACAATCCTTAGAGAAAAAAATATATACCGAGAAGATGACCATAACAAGTCATCGTCAGAATATAGGCTCAAAGGAAACCTTGTGGAATTTATATCTTTAGATCAACCACAAAAGGTAAGGGGTAGAAAAAGAGATTTGCTTTTCATTAACGAGGCTAATGAATTGTTTTGGGAGGATTGGCAGCAGCTTATATTCAGAACACAAGAAAGAATAATAATTGATTATAACCCATCAGATGAATACCATTGGATATACGATAAAGTCATCAATCGAGAAGATTGTGCTTTCTTTCAAACAACTTATCTGGATAACCCTTATCTGGAGAAAACTATCGTTGATGAGATCGAGAGACTTAAAGAAACAGATGAAGAATATTGGCAAATTTACGGACTTGGAATTCGAGGAGTTTCTAAATCAACTATCTTCCGATACGTGGAAGTAGATAGAATACCGGACAACGCATCTTTTTTAGCATACGGAATTGACTACGGATTCACAAATGATCCAACAACAATCGTTGGGGTTTGGACAGATGAATATATGTTATATGCTAAAGAATATCTTTATCAAACAATGATGACAACGATAGACATACACAAAAAGCTAAAGTCTATTGGAATAGATCGTGAGATAATATTTGGAGATTCAGCAGAACCAAGGCTAAACGAAGAATTGCGAAGAATGGGATGGAATATAAAACCAAGCCTTAAAGGAAAGGATAGTATAAATGCGGGAATAGATCTACTCAAGCGATATAAAATACACTTGACAAAGGATTCCAATAATATGATACAAGAGTTTCGTAATTACAAATGGAAGCAAGATCGTAGTGGCAAGACATTAAATGTACCCGAAGATAAGGCAAACCATACAACAGATGCCTTGAGATATGCTACATATTCATTGTTAAGCAGACCAAACTTCGGTAGGTATGCAATCCGCTAAAAAAAATAATTATTAAAATATTTTGATAAGTCAAACAATTATCGGATATTAGTTGTATGAAAAATAACATAACAATGGACTTTGAATTTTTAGGATACTCTGAGGAGTATTATTTAAACAACAAGTATATAGGTTCTGTCAAGATTGACCAGAATACTAGACCGACCGGTTATGCAGGTCGTGAGTACAAGATTGCTGATCAAGATATTTTCCTTAAAAATGGTATGGGCAAAATCAAGAAGATCAGAAAGGGTGCTGAATATTATACTGAGATTATTATTCTTTGTGGTAAAATGATCGGTTCTCAAGATGACAAAATCAAACGTTTAGCATCTTCTTTTGAATGGCGTAATCAATCTAAATTGTCAAGCTATGTCGTATAACGGATGGAAAAACTATGCCACTTGGCGAGTTAATTTAGAATACTTTGATGATTGCGTTATATACGATGATCTGATTAGACAAAATAGAGATGCGATTGATCTAGCAGCTTGTCTTAGAGAACAAGTGGAAGAATCTCTATCAGCAGAAGGGGAAGGAAATGCATTAAGCTATGCTTTGGCTTTCTTAAATGAATGCTCATATTTTGAAATAGCACAACATATGATATCGGATTGGGAAGATAATCATTGTACAAATTGTGATGAACCAATAGATGGCTGGGACGAGTTTTGTTCCAAAAGATGTAAAAATGAATACGAGTTGTTAGCCACTCATCCAAAAGGCTAGTCTTTTTTCATTAATTTTGTTTTTAATGGGGTGGCAGAAATGTCATCCCTTTTTTTTAAATTCGCTTATAACAATCGTTATAAGTATATGAAGTTAGATGTTTTAGTACCGACAAGTTTATCTGAGATAACTTTAGATCAATTTAGAAGGTTCTTATCATCCGAGCAAAAGAATGCCGGATCAACCTTTCAAATGCAGAAATGCGTTGAGATTATGTGCGATATTGATTTGCAGTCAATCGCTACAATTAAATATACTGACGTCAAAAGTATATACGATCATATTGTGAATCTTTTTAAGGAGGAGCAAGAACTAATACCTACCTTTAAAATGGATGGTGTTGAATATGGCTTCATTCCCGAATTAGATGATATAAGCCTTGGAGAGTATATAGATCTTGACGAGAATATTACTTCTTGGGAAACTATGCACAAGGCTATGAGCGTTCTTTATAGACCGATCACGCACAAAAAAGAGGAACGATACGATATAGAAAAATATAAAGGGCTTCAATATTCGGATAGATTTAGGAATATGCCGGTTGATGTTGCATTAGGTGCCAATTTTTTTTTGTTCAATTTAGGGATAGAGTTATTGGAAGTTACCCTGAATTATTCGAAGGAGGAGCCGACAATGACCTTAGCGGAGAAGGAAACTTTGCTCGTAAATGGGGCTGGTTTCAAAGCCTCTTTGGACTCGCTCAAGGAGATGTTACACGAATCGAAAATATCACTCAACTAAATGTACACGAATGCTTGTATACTCTTGCGTTCATAAAAGAGAAAAACGAATTAGAATCAAGAAGAATAAAAAATAAATTCAAATGAGCAATAGAGGTGCAAGATCATATTACCTTATAACCGATAAAATAAAAGATCAGCTAATTGCAGATGTCAACGTAAATACAGTTACTCTAGGAGATATTAGCGAGGTTGATCTTTCAAAGCAAACCATATTCCCATTATCACATATTATTGTAAATACTGCAACGTATGAGGGCAACGTATGGAGAATGAATATAACTGTAATGGCTATGGATGTTGTGGATCAATCCAAAGATGCTGCGACTGATGTTTTTAGGGGAAACAATAACGAGCAAGATATACTAAATACCCAACTTGCAGTACTCAACAAATTGCTTGGAGTTATTTCACGTGGAACAATATATTCAGACAATTATCAGCTTGATGGATCGGCAGTATGCGAACCATTCTTGGATAGATACGAAAATATGATTACCGGATGGGCTTGTACTTTTGATGTTGTTGTGAAAAACGATATTGACATATGCTAAAAGACACTCAAAAAAGACTAGAAGATTTTGGTAAACTTGTTGTCAAGACAAGCAGATACTATTTGACAAAAGGCAAACATAAGTCAAGCGGAGATCTGTACAAAAATTTGACATTCGATATTACTAAAAATGCGGATGGCTATTCTATGATATTTGAGATGCCTTACTATGGAGAATTTGTCGATAGAGGGGTTTCGGGTACTGAGAAAAAATACGATACACCATATAAATATACAACCAAGAAACCACCTTATAGAGCCTTATTAGGATGGGTAAAGCAAAAAAAGATACGCTTTAGAGATCCTCAAGGAAGATTCAAAGCCGGAAACTACAAGACAATAGCTGCGATAATGCAAAACAGTATCTACAAAAAAGGAATGGCACCTACGTTATTCTTTACAAAGCCTTTCGAGAAACACTTTAAGAACCTTCCGGATGAACTGCTTGGAGGTCTTGCAAATGATTATAACCTATGAGTACAAAAATTAACGTAAGAAGCCCTTACTATTTATCATATTCTGAACCGGTTGATCCAACACCTGCCTTTACTTGTGGATATGCAAATCCCCAAAATTTTTCAGTAGATGAAAGTGGTGCGGTATCATTACCAACATTAAGCTATGGTGCAATAGAATCTTATACTTCAACTGCTTCTGATTTTTCAAACGGAAGTTTTGACGAGGTTTCCTCTAGCACTTCTAGAACAGTTGACCTTACAATAATAGCCCCTGCGGGATTCAGTAATGAAGGAAGCGGAATAGTTTGTAGCGTTACTGCAGATCAACCTGCCAAACCTGTGAGTTGTCCTGCGGTGGTAAGTGCAACCGGAACAATAGCAACCCAATCATTAGATACCGGAGGAGATTCAGTAACAATAGACTATTCAAGTTATTTCACCGGAACAACAACGGATTTTACTGATGTTGTTTTAAATTCAAATGGGTCATACCTTGATGCAAGTATAAATACTGCAGATGAAGAGATCACATTAACATCAAAAGATACCGCAGGATCATTTACAATTCAAATTGAAAGAATAGATAACACAACTGGTTGTAATGCGAAACAAACAATTACAACTACTCTTACTTCTCTAGATGCTTTTGATTGTACTGCAGCGAATCTTATTGGGGGTGCAATAAATCCTGATGGAAGTTTAACAACACCATCCTCAATAGGAACAGTAACCGCAACAAAAGAAACAAGTGGAGGTTCTTCCGTTACAAGCATCGCAGCAAACAACACGAGTTCAGATATAAGCGTTACATTGTATTACGATGTCCTTGCGCCATCTGGATATTCAAACGCAGGATCTACAATAGAATGTAATGTAACCTATACGCAAAAATCTAATATTACGCTTTTCGATTTTGATTGTAATGACGTTGATTTAGATGATCAAGCTATTTTGGTAGATGGTAGTGTAGTTGCAGGAGTAGCGAAATGGCACGGAGCACCATTAGGCAAAGATGATCCAGAATATTACTTAACTATTGATAGCTTTACCCCTACCAAATTTACAAGAGTAGATACAACGGTAAGGCAAGATGTTACCTTTACAATACAAACTCCCGCATCCGGATTTGCAAATAGTGGAAGCACAATTGATTGTGTTGCTAGAATATGGCAACCTGCTCAGCCGGCAGCAGTTGTTGATCCTTGTGCTGACAAAACTGAAACTTGGTATATTGGGGTAGAAACCAATGATGTTTATACTAATTTTTATGACAAGAATATACAATATTGTAGATATGAGGCAAAAGCAGAAGATGTACTTGCACCGGATGGTTCTTGGGAAGGGAAAACTCTTTGTTATTTAGGTAAATTAGCGGAGTTTCCCAATGGGCATCACACTTATATAAGAAAGACTAAGGGGAGTGTATATCTAGCATCAGTTACTCAATATGAATACGTTTTAGTTTTTGGAAGTAATTATACTATTTCTGCAGTTTATTTAAAAGATTGGAATACCAAACAGTTAAGAAGATTATAATATGGCATTTGATAATATAGTTCTAGATCTTTATATCTATACAGGATTATCCTCAAGTTATACAGGGGATGATAAAAAATATACTTTAAATAAATCCTTAATTACAGGAGAGAGTAAAATTAACTTTGAAGTAGCCGAATTAGTACGAGATTATATTAATATAGAATTTAACGATGACTATACAAGCTATTGCGTGTGGGTGCGTACTGATGCAACCGTAAGGGATGAGAACGATACAGAGTTTACTTATGGTAGCCCTATATCAAATACATATCTAGCCTTTGAGGGTTTCGGTTATTTTGAAGAAGGAATAAACCCCGAACTAGACAGGCACGCTTTAATCAGTACAAGTACTTTATATATCCCAGAAAATAGTGCAGGAAAGTTACCAATATTCGCAGAGGGAGTAGGAAAGGTTACTATTGATTCGGTTGATACGCAAATTACAGATAGTGGAGATACAAACCAAAAGATACAATACATTACAATACCTGCCAATAGCAGTACCATTCAAGTTTACGATACTGATGATTCTACGCTTTTGAAAACGATTACAGTAAACAATATATGCGAACCTAAATACACTCCGCATAAAGTAACATTTGTAAATAAATACGGAGCATTCCAAGATATATACTTCTTTAAAAAGACAACCGAAAGGTTTAATGTTACGGATGAAACATATAAGAGGAATATATTTGAGAACAATAATAGCACCTACGATACTTATAGAGGGCAAAGAGAAAGATATAATACAAATGCTAAAAGTACAATTAGCTTGAACACAGGTTTTGTGAACGAAGATTTTAATACCGCTATTGAAGAGTTGTTTCTGTCTGAGAAAGTATGGATTAGATGGAATAATAAAACCTTGCCAATCATACCGACAACAAAAAGCCTTGAGTTTAAAACAAGCCTAAACGACAAATTAGCTAATTATACTATTGACTTTGAATTTGCATTCAATAAGATCAACAATGTAAGATGATAAATCTACAATTATACATTTTAAACGAGAACGGACAATCTTACGATGAAGTAGAACTCTACGACAACGAAACGGTTAGCTATACTCAATCGCTACAAGATGTTAGGGATATATCTAAAGTGTTCTCAGACTTCACACGCACATTTAATGTACCGGCTTCTCGGACAAACAACATTATATTCAAGCATTTCTATAATTATTTTATAGATGGTTTTGATCCCAAAAAAAGACATAAGGCTAAAATATATCTTAACTACAAGCTATACAAGGAGGGGTATATAAAATTAGAAGGATCAACAACAAAAGACAATAAGCCTTTTACTTATAGATTAACATTCTTTGGAAGCGGTGTAATACTTAAAGATGTTTTTAGAGAAAAGAAATTAGCCTCTTTATCATATCTGATCAGCAACTTTAAATTTGACTACACATCAGCGAATGTAAAACAATACTTGCAAGATGGTCTTAATGAATCCTTGTTTATTCCTTCGGGCAGTGTAACCGGTACTTCAGAATTTATTGATATTGAAGATGCGATTGTCTTTCCACTTATATCACATACGGAGCGTATGATATATGATAGCAATACTTCTTATACAGCAATCTCTGGGGAGGCTAACCTAGCAGATGTTACAAATGGAGGTTTAAAGCTAACGGAATTAAAACCGGCAATTAGGGTACACGCTATTATTAAGGCAATAGAAGCACAATATAAAGATCACGGAATAGAGTTTACTGATGATTTTTTTAATGAAACAAATCTTCCGTATTACAACCTATATCTTTGGTTGCACACGAAAAGCGGAGGGCTATTTGTAGATCAAGAGGGAGGTACATATTTTGAGGATTTTGTAGTTGTTCCGGGTTCGGATGTTGGAGCAACCGGTGTGGGTATTATTGAAAATGGGAATACATTTACAACCCCCGATCCTGCACAAGTAATTAGCAATCCCAAAAGAGCAGAATTGCAGAGAAGCCTAAGTATGTATGTTGAAACATCTGTTAGTGGTTCTTTTACAGTTATCATATACGATGAGCAGGGGAATGAGTTTGGAAGCTATACCGGAACTCAAACGAATAACAAATTTGTTGCTATTGCAGAAAAAGATGCGATAGAAATAGACAAAGGATCATATAGATTTGCAGTTAAATCAAACACTCCGGGTACTTTTTTTGTACACGTAAAAGTAACAAGACCTGGCACAACCCTTGGAAAAAGAGAATTAGACTTTTTTGGAGAGGCTGTTGTAGGTACGGACACAGAAGTATATGCAGCAAATCAAATGCCCGATATAACAATCTTAGGATTCCTTACAGGATTATTTAAGATGTTTAACCTTACCGCATATCAAAATAGTGATGGCAAAATAGTAGTACAAACCCTTGATCAATTCTTTGATGCTAGTGATAAGATATATGATATTACAGAATATCTTGACAAAGATACAATCACAGTAGATTCTATTGTGCCTTACAGACAAGTAACATTTTCCTACGAAGGGAGAGATACTTTTTTAGCATCAACCTACGAAGATCTAAACAATAAAGATTGGGGGGGCTTACATTACAAGGAAAACGACAACAACCTTGGTAGCGAATATAAAATAATCGCACCTTTTGAGCATATGTTGTTTGAAAAGCTAACTGATGTTAATGACAGTTCAGATACAGGAATACAAATAGGATGGAGTGCGGATGACAAGCAATCTCCAACGGTTGGCAAACCATTACTTTTTTATGCAGTACCAAAAGAGATTAGCGAACCAATAAAGCTGATAAACTTTAATAGTACAACATCTGTCCTAAGTGCAAATACAAGCGTTTATATGCCATCTAATTCAGTTGAGTTGGGTGTTGATCTGACTGATTCAGATAATATAAATTTCGCATCTGAAATAAATGAATATGCTCTAATACCTTTTAAAAGTTCTTTATTCGACAAATACTATAAGAATTATATAGTAGATATTTTTGACAAGCAAAGAAGAATAACAAACACATCTGCGTATTTGCCGATGAGGATATTAGTTAATCTTAATCTTAATGATAAGATATTAATTACAGATAAGCTTTATAAAATTAATAAGCTGACAACTGATTTTCAGAAGCTATTGACAAAGCTAGAGTTAATTAATACAACAAATATTCAAGGGAAAAATATAATAAGAAATACCATTTTCAGACAAGAGCAGCTTGTAACAAATAAATCTTGTGGATCTGCAGATTCAACCATTTTAAGTGCGGATTCAACAATAATTTCGGTAGATTGTACAGGATTAAAAGCTTCGGATGGATATGTATTAATAAATGATTCGGGAGATGGAACTACCGCAATTAGCAATACCCCATCCTCAAGTATAAACGGATCTCCGGTTACTGTAACACCACCAACATTGGCAGTAGATACTTTGAGAGATGTAACATCTTCTTCTTTTAATATTGGGCATCAAGTTACTGCATTAGGAAAAATAGGAACTGCAGAAAATATAGATGAATATGGATTCTTATATAGCACAACTTCAAATGATCTGGTAGGAACTGATGTTGATGATATTGCAGCGGTATCTGGAGTAACAAAAATAGCTTATGCAACCGCATCAAACAATAAAAGACCAACTGTTCCATTTACTTCAACATACAAAAACAATAGTGCAAGTTCGGCAACAACATATTATTTTAGATTTTATGGCAGAACAAACACAGGATTAGCGTATGCAGAAGCAGATGCGATAAGTGATATTCAATCAATAACAACATTATGATACAAAACATATTAGAGCTTCTTGAGTTAAATAAGAAAAACAAACAATCTGGTCGTTATATTAGTATAGCAATCGGAGAGTATAAATATCCGCACTCGTTTTCAGAGGGTGTAAAACTATTGAGACGTAAATTATGGAAAAACGCACCATAGAGGTAAATGCCAAAACAGGCGCAGCAGAAAAAGATCTAGAAAAGATTGCACAGATACTTGAGGGTATTGCAGGCAAAATGGATTCAGCTGCTGATTCTATTGATCAAGGATTTAAGGATATCAAGGAGGGAGCAAAGGATAGTGGGAAATCTCTTTTATCTTTTGGCAATCTATTTAAAGCCGGTGGTGTATTTGCTTTGGCTGAAAAAGTGCTTGGCTTTGTAACAGATGCATTCAAGGAAACTCAATTTGGAGCAGATGCTTTAAGAATAGGGCAAGAGGCTTTGTCTAGGGTAATGAATGATTTCTTTAACTTCATATTTAATAATGTAGGAACGGTTGTAGATTATTTTAAAGCAATCTTTGAAAATCCTCGTCAAGCAATTTCTGATTTATCTGATGCTATTCAGAAAAACTTAATGGAACGTTTGAATAGTCTGCTTGAAATGTTTGGATATTTATCAGATGCTTTGGTTAAAGTATTCAAAGGAGATTTTGCAGGTGCATTAGATTCCGTAAAGGAAGCAGGAAAAGAATATGTTGATGTGTTAACCGGAGTGGATGATTCAGCAAGTAAAATTGTAGAAGGCACAAAAGAACTCGTAAAGGCAACTGTCGATTATGGAAAAGAAGTAGTGACTACTGCAGCAAATTCTGTTAAATTACAAAAACAAGCTGAAAAATTAGAAGCGGTAAATCAAGGGCTAATCGAAAGCTATGATATACAAGCGGAAAGTTTACGACAGATTCGTGACGATGAAAGCAAATCTATTGACCAAAGAATAGAGGCAAACAACAAACTAAAAGGAGTACTTGAGGAGCAGGAAAAAGTAATGAAAGCAAATGCTCAAGCTATTGTTGATGCAGCACAAGCAAGATTTAATGCAACCGGTTTACAAGAGGATGAGATTGCTTTGATCCAAGCTAAAAATGAATTGACTGCAGTTGAGGCAACTGTTACAGGATTTATGAGTGAGCAGCTTACCAATGAAAATGCTCTTAGAAAAGAGAAACTCGAATTGATGAATGAGTTGCAGTTAATTGGTAAAGATGATTTTGAAAGACAGATATCAGAAGCAGAACAATTAAGAGATCAGCGTTTATCAGATATTGAAAGAGAAATATCAGATGAAGCAATGCGTAAAGAGTTACTTCTTGCGGTAGAAAAAGAATATCAAGCATCGTTAGATGATATTGAAAATCAAAAAAACGAAATAGCGGAAAAGCAAAGACAAGAAGATTTTGCAAGAGAACAAGCAGTTACTCAAGCTAAAATAGATTTAGCAGCCGGAGCATTAAACGCATTACAAGGGTTAGCTAAAGAGGGTAGCGATGCAAGTAAAGCATTAGCAGTAGGACAAGTTGTGTTAGATGCATACAAGGCAATCCAAGCAACGTTCGCTAACGCATCAGCAAATCCAAGCACAATACTTTTCCCTGGTTATCCCTTTGTTCAAGCAGCAGTAACCGCAGTAAGTGCTTTTGCTAATGTTCGTAAAATAATGGCGGTTGATCCTATGAAGGCTTCAACACCGGCTGCACCATCGGGAGGGAGAGGCGCACAAGCACCATCTTTTAATGTAGTGGGAGCAGCACCGGAAAATCAATTAGCTGAAACGCTAGGAGAAAAAGAACAGAAACCGGTCAAAGCATTTGTTGTGAGCAACGAGGTTAGCAATGCACAAGAACTTGATAGAAATATAACAGAAGAAGCATCAATAGGTTAAATATGAAAATAGTAGAATTAATATTAGATGAAGAAAACGATCACGCAGGAATAGATGCGATTAGTATCGTTGAAAATCCTGCAATAGAAAGAGATTTTGTTGCCTTAAAATCGCACGAAGTTAAGTTTGCAGAAGTAGATCGTGAAAAGAAAATCTTAATAGGACCATTATTAACCCCAAATAAGCCTATATACAGAAGATCTGGAGAAGAAGAGTATTATATATACTTTTCAAGAGAAACTGTCTTAAAAGCCTCGCAAATGTATTTAAAGAATGGCAATCAAAAGAACAGCACATTAGAACACGCTGAAAAAATACAAGGGCTTACGTTGGTTGAATCTTGGATCGTTGAAGATAAGAAAAAAGATAAGAGTGCTTTGTATGATATGGATGTGCCATTAGGAACTTGGATGGGTACAGTAAAGGTTGATAATGATCAGATATGGGAAGATTATGTAAAAACCGGAAAAGTGAAAGGATTTTCTATTGAGGGTTATTTTGCAGACAAAGCTGAACAACCAAGAGAAAGCGGATTAAGAGAAGAATACGATGAGATTCTTTCTATGATTGAAGAAGAAGAAGCTACCGAGATGCTATCTACCGCAAAAGCTATTATCAAAAAAGATAAGCGACATAAATCCGGTCAGACAATCGAAATGGAATCTTACTCTGATTATCCTGCATCGGTTAAAAATAATGCAAAGAGAGGGCTTAAATTAAACGAAGAACAAGGAAATAAATGCGCAACTCAAGTAGGAAAGGTAAGAGCGCAGCAATTAGCCCAAGGAAAGCCGGTATCTGAATCTACGATCAAACGTATGTTTTCATATTTGTCAAGAGCAGAAACATACTATGATCAAGGAGATCCAACCACTTGCGGATATATAAGCTATTTATTATGGGGTGGTAAGACTGCTAAGAATTGGGCAGAGAGCAAAATAAAATCATTTGAAGGGATTGCAGAGGATGTTGATTTAAAAGCACCTTGTTGGGATGGATACGAAATGATAGGATGGAAGATGAAAAATGGAAAAAAAGTACCTAATTGTGTACCTGAAGAATAATGGCAGACAGAAGAACACCAATACCGCATAGTAAAAAAAGAGCCTGTCTTTGCAGAGATGGTTCTTATAGTAGAGAATGTTGTGGGCAAGATTATTTCAGCCAAGGAATAGGCAATATCACAGGGGAAGCTATCGAAGGGGTTTTATATAAATATATTATAGAATCTTGTTCAGATCAGCATCAGCATCACGCACATATACACGATACCGCTTTAGAGGTTGGTAAAATATATTACCTTACCCTTGAAAACAATCACAACGAATGCTACACTATTGTACAGGAATCGGGAAGCGAAGGAATACACATTAATACCGCATCAATAGCTTACAATGATTGTGCAACTTGTGAATCCGCAAATTGAAAATGCAAATTTTTTTAATCAATACGTTAATATAATATGAAATCAACAGAAGTACTCACGCAACTTAAAACCCTATTGGGTATGGAAGTTAAATTAGAGGAGATGGAATTGTCAAACGGAACAATTCTTGAAGCCGAAAAGTTCGAAGCTGGTCAAGAGGTTTTTATCAAAACCGAAGATGAGAAAGTAGCTTTGCCGGAAGGAATCTATGACCTTGCAGATGGCAACAAATTAATCGTTGTAGATGAAGGTGTGATAGATGATATTAAATCAGAAATAGAAACCGATATGTCAGAAGAAATCGAAAACCAAGTAGAAGAGACTGTTCTCGAAGAAAACCAAGAAGAGAAACAGGAAATGAATTACGCTACAAAAGAAGAGTTAGCGGAGGTCAAGGAAATGATTGAGGAGATCAAAGCAATGATCGAGCCAAAAGAAGAAGAAATGTCTTCGGAAGAACCTAAAGAAGAAATCCAAGCAGAACAACAAGAACTTAAAGAAGAATTGTCAAAACCTGCAGCAGAAGCTATCAAGCATAATCCTGAAGCACAGACAAAAACTTCAATGAATTTATATGCACAAAGTAGAGCAACAACTACTTTTGACAGAGTCTTAGAAAAAATCTCAAATATTAATAGATAAATAAAAATGGCAACAACAACTAGTATTACATCAACTTACGCAGGGGAATTTGCAGGAGAGTATATCTCAAAAGCACTTTTATCTGCTAGCACAATCGAAAATGGTGGTATCACTGTGAAACCGAATGTGAAATTTAAAGAAGTAATTAAGAAAGTAGATACAAACGCAATAGTAAAAGATGCTACTTGTGACTTTGATCCTACTTCTACAGTTACTTTGACTGAAAGAATTCTTCAACCTGAATTCCAACAAGTAAACTTACAACTTTGTAAGAGTGACTTTGTTTCAGATTGGGAGGCAATTCAAATGGGCTATTCAGCACATCAGTCTTTACCACCTAAATTTAGCGATTTCTTAATTGCACACGTAGCAGCAAAAGTAGCAGACAGAACTGAGCGTTCTATTTGGGCAGGTGATACTTCTACAAACGGACAGTTTGATGGAATCACAACTCAAATTGCAACTGACGCAAGCCTTCCTGCTGCACAAGAAGTAGCCGGTACAACTGTAGATTCTTCTAACGTAATTGCACAATTAGGATCTATCGTTGATGCGATTCCTTCTACTCTTTATGGAAGCGATGATCTTAACATCTATGTTTCTCAAAACATTGCAAGAGCATACGTTCGTGCATTAGGAGGATTTGGAGCAAGTGGATTAGGTGCTGCCGGTACAAACGCTATGGGTACTCAATGGTGGAATAATGGATCACTTTCATTTGATGGTGTTAAATTATTCGTAGCTAACGGTCTTGCAGACAATACTGCAGTAGCTGCTGAGAAATCTAACTTATTCTTTGGTACTGGTCTATTAGCTGACCACAACGAAGTAAAAGTATTAGATATGGCTGACCTTGATGGATCTCAAAACGTAAGAGTTATTATGAGATTTACTGCAGGTGTTCAGTATGGTAATGTAGAGGATATCGTAACTTACGGTATTACTAACTCTGCTAACTAAGAATTGATTAACTAACTTAAGAGGGTGGGTGAGCCTAGTGCCTACCTACCCTTTTTTAATACCTTAAAATATGGCTTGTGATTTAACACGTGGTAGAAAAGAACCTTGCAAAGACGTAGTTGGTGGTCTAAAGGCTGTGTATTTTACTGATTACGGAGATTATGGTACAGTAACACAGACTTCAGATGAGATTACAGATATGGATGGTACTTTTACTGCCTACAAATATGAACTTAAGGGGAATAGTAGCTTTGAGCAAACTATTACTTCATCAAGAGAGAATGGGACAACTTTCTTTGATCAAACCTTGAATCTTACGCTTAAAAAATTAAGCAAAGAGGATAATGCTGAGATTAAGTTGTTGGCTTATGGTAGACCACACGTTGCGGTAGAAGATTACAATGGTAATGTATTTGTTATGGGGCTTGAACACGGAGCAGAAGTAACAGGAGGCACTATCGTAACCGGAGCGGCAATGGGAGATTTAAGCGGATATACATTAACCTTGAATGCTCAAGAGTTAAAACCCGCTAACTTTGTGTCAGGTGCAACTGATGGAGATCCATTCGCAGGAATGATTTCAGCCACCGATACTATTACAGAGGGAACTAACACATAATTTAGTTTTTTCATTTGATAAAAGAGGGGTAACTTATTAGTTGCCCTTTTTTTTTGCAAAAGAAATTAATTTTAGCGTTATATTAGTATGATGATTTTATCGACCACAACAGATGCGCAAACTATCAAGGTAATACCTAGAGAATATGTTGCTAGTGCTACATTAAAATTGCGTGATGATTCTTCAAATGCAGAGGTAAGCTATTCGGTAAGCACTACTACAGATAAAAATTATTTAGAGATTACTCAAGCATTTGCTTTGAAAGAAGGAAGGTTTTACGATTTGACTTTGCTAGATGGTACAGATGTGATTTACAAGGACAAAGTATTTTGTACTGCACAAACTATTGATCAATCTGCAAATGATTACTACACAATCAATGATAGTGAATATACAACCGACACTTCTTACGATAACGACTTTATTATATTATGAGAGATATACGAATAGTAAATTTAGCAAATTACTCATCCCCTAAAATCAAAGAGGAACGGACAAAGAAGTGGGTAAGATATGGCGAGGATAATAATTACTACGAGTATCTAATAGATAGATACAATGGTAGCCCGACCAATAATGCCATAGTAAACGGATTGTCTGAGATGATCTATGGGAAAGGATTAGATGCAACTGATAGCGCACGAAAACCCGATCAGTATGCTAAAATGAAGTCTTTGCTTACAAAGGATTGTGTTCGTAAATTGGTTTTAGACCTAAAGCTGATGGGACAATGCGCAATGCAAGTAATATATTCTAAGGACAGAAAAACAATAGCCCAAGTAGAGCATTTTCCTATCGAAACTTTACGAATGGAAAAAGCAGATGAAGGGGAAATAAAAGGATATTATTATCATCCGGATTGGAAAAATGTAAAACCAAACGAGCAACCCGAAAGAATACCTGCGTTTGGCACTTCTAGTGAACCCATAGAAATATATTGCATTAAGCCTTATCGTGCAGGATTTTATTATTATTCGCCTGTAGATTATCAAGGAGGTTTACAATATGCTGAATTAGAAGAAGAGATTGCGAACTATCATCTGAATAACATTAAAAATGGTTTAGCACCATCGATGTTGATCAACTTCAATAACGGAATACCGAACGAAGAAGAAAGATCATTAATTGAAAACAGAATCTACGAAAAGTTTAGTGGATCATCAAATTCAGGTAAATTCATTTTATCTTTCAATGATAACCAAGATACTCAAGCGAGTATAGAGCCTGTTCAATTATCAGATGCTCACAATCAATATGAGTTTCTGTCAAATGAATCCTCAAGAAAAATCCTAGTAAGCCATAGAATCGTTTCTCCAATGTTGTTTGGTATTAAGGATCAGACCGGATTAGGAAACAACGCAGATGAACTTAAAACCGCTTCTATTTTAACAGACAATGTGGTTGTAAAGCCATTTCAGAATCTTTTAATAGATGCGTTTGATCAAATCTTAGCTTTCAATGATATTAGCCTTAGCTTATATTTTAAAACGTTACAACCGCTTGAATTTACCGAAGTAGATAATATTCAAGATTCCGAAACAAGAGAAGAAGAGACAGGAGTTAAAGAAGATCAAGTAGGATTAAGTGCAGATATTAATATTGATAAAATTGCAGATGATTTGATTGATCTTGGTGAATCAGAAGAAGATTTTGCAGATTGGGAACTTGTTGATGAAATGGAGGTAGATTATGATATGGAGGATAAGCTAGACAAAATGATAGGCTTAGTTTCTACCGGTACTGCAAATCCAAAAGCTAAAAGCGAACAGGACAAGAATATTGAAGGGGTGCAATATAAGGTAAGATATCAATATGCTCCGCAAAGTGTAAGTGCAAACTCAAGGGAGTTCTGTCGCAAGATGGTAAGTGCAAATAAATTATATCGAAAAGAAGATATTATTGCAATGGGTGAAAAGCCTGTGAATGCAGGATGGGGTAAAGGCGGTGCTGATACATATTCAATCTGGAAGTACAAAGGAGGCGGAGCGTGTCATCACAAATGGCTTCGCAAAACATTTAGGTTTACCGGATTACCAAAGGGTCAAGGCGATGTTACTAGCCCTAAAGCAGATACAATCAGCACAAACAAAGCAGAAAAAGAAGGATATAGAGTACGGAATCCTAAAGAGGTATCAATGATGCCTAAGGATATGCCGAACAAGGGATTTGTAAAAAAGCGTAAATAATGGCAACAGCACTATTCATATCAAGAACAGATCTTGTCAAGAATACTATCTTAGATGGTAATGTAGACACAGACAAATTCATTCAGTTCATAAAGATTGCACAAGAGATTCATATTCAGAATTATCTTGGAACTGATTTATATAACAAAATAAGTACTGATATTATTGCCGGAGATTTAGATGGTGCATATTTAACCCTTGTGAATAGCTATGTACAACCTATGTTAATACACTATGCTATGGCAGACTATTTGCCTTTTGCAGCATATCAAGTAAAAAACGGAGGAGTATATAAGCATACTAGTGAAAATGCGGAAAGCGTAGAGAAAAATGAAATAGATTATCTGGTAAATAAAGAAAGAGACTTTGCAGAGTATTATACAAGAAGGCTAATAGATTACATAACATTTAATATCAGCAGCTTTCCAGAGTATAATACCAACAACAATGAGGACATTTATCCCGATAAAGATGCATTATATCACGGATGGGTACTATAAAAAATTACAAACCGAAGAAAAAAAACGTTATAAAATTAGAGCGTTATCTTAAAGAGAAAAATAAAGATAAAAAATAAAATATGTCAGCACCTATAACAGATTGGTACGGAAGAAACTTAATAGGATGGGGAAAAACCTATGAAGTATGTCACGCAGGTAATGTGAATGAGGCAAACTATTGGGGTTATATTTATCCTTTTAATTTCGATGGAAGTATCTTTGATGTTTCAAGCAGTTTAATAAGTGCGGATAGTAGTAGTTATAGAGCAGATCAAACACAATTTTAAATTAAAATAGAATGGCACAACAAACGATAAACATAGGTACTTCTGCAGACGATGGTACTGGTGATGTTTTAAGAGTAGCTTTTGACAAAGTAAACGACAATTTTACTGAACTGTATAATGACGATGCAGGGGATGTAAACTCGGTAAATGGTCAAACAGGAGCAGTTACATTAGATTCAGATGACATTACACAAGGTTCTACTAACCTTTATAACCAAACTCACACAGGAGATGTTACAGGGTCAACTGCTTTAAGTATTTCTGCTGATGTTGTAGATCACGACGAGTTAGCACCAAGATATACTGCAATTCAAGATATATCTACTACAAGTGGCACTATTAATTTAGATGCTTCTTTGTATGCTGCATTTAATCTTACAGGAACTCTTACAACTGCTACTTTGAATTTGCAAAATATGAAAACAGGTCAAGTTGTAGATATTATCCTTTCGGGTACTTTGACAAGTGCAGTCATTACTTTAGCGGATGACTTTACTACTTCTGCAATCAACAAAGTAGGAAGTAACGATTTAGACACTTCAGCAACCAATATAATCCAAGTGCTTTGTGTGGATGATACGGATTCAGATGCAATTTTAACTTGGGCAGTAGCAACTTATACATCAGATACATCAGCGTAATTATGAAAGCAATACAAATAAACGGAGCAATAAAAAGATATACTACAATACCTAAATCGTGGGGTAGTGTAATAGCAGGTTTTGATTTACTATCATCTTCTGATTGGGAAGCTGCAGGATTCTACGATGTGGTTACACCAAGCTACGATTCAGCAATTCAATACTTGGGAGATTTAGAGTGGGATGGGGATGCCTCTGTATTCACCTACCCTGTA